AAACCAAAATAAAACAAAATGGACAATTTCGATTTAAGAAAATACGTTTCTGATAAAACCTTATTAGAAAACCAACCCAAAAAAGCTCCTATGAAAAACAAAAGGAGAATTCATGAAGCCAAATCTTCAATTCATAAAAAATTAGCCGAAATTGAAAATCTAGGCAGATCAGCTGCTTTGGAAATTAAAATGGAAGCCCTTGTTAAAGAAATTGATTCTCGAAATGGTAGGTTAAGTATGATTGATGAAAATGAAGATCTAGCTGAACTTATGAATCCCCAAAAGATAAGGGAGATGAAAAAAGAGATTAAAATGCTTGAGAAGCAACAAGCTAAATATCAAAAACTTTTGGAAAAGGAAAAAGGTAAAGACTTACCTAAAAAAGAAGTAGAAGATGAGGTAATTGATGAAGATGAAGTTGGTGAAGCTTTAGGAACTGTTAACAATCCTAACACACCTACAGCTCATGGAAATGTAGCTGAAGATGATGATGTTTATGAAAATCTAAAACCTCACAAAGATTAAAAACATTTAGCCTGATTCATAGCCAGGCGATTTAAAAAAATAAAATTAGATATCTGTGGCATCTCCTTTGGAGATGCCCTTTTTTGTTCGTATATTAACTACATATAAAATTTCAATATGGATAAAGTAGTAATTGTAGGTGCAGGCGTAGCAGGAATTAATGCTGCAACTAAATTAGTTGATAATAATTATAAAGGTCAAATAACAATCATTGATATGGGTAAAGATCCATACAACAGATTACCTTCAGAATTAATGGAAGGTATGCTAGGTGCAGGAGGATTCTCAGATGGCAAATTAACGTACCACACTTCAATAGGAGGTCAATTATCAAAATATTGTGGTGAAGAAAAAGCAATGGAATTATTTGACCAAGTTATAGAAAATTTTAAACGTTTTCACCCTAAACCAGAAGAAGTACAATGTTCTGATCCTCAAGAAGAACCTGATTTTATAAAACCCCATTTTGGTTTACGTTTATTTCCTGTATGGCATATAGGAACAGATTATTTACACCAAATAGGTAAAAATTGGTATGATTATTTAGTTGATAATGGAGTTGAATTTATATGGGGAACTAAAGTAACTGATATTGATTTTAATAATCAAATAGTATCTATAGGAGCTGTTGATGAAATGTCTTATAATACACTTATTTTTGGTGTTGGGAAGTCAGGTATTGATTTTGGTAAACAATTAGCAGAACAATATGAATTACCAACTGAACCTAAAGCAGTACAAATAGGAGTTAGATTCGAAGCACCACAACATCACTTTCAAAAATTAATTGACATAAGTTATGATTTCAAATTATATAGAAAATTTGAAGATAGAGGAGTTTCATTAAGATCATTTTGTACAAACAATAATGCTGCCTTTGTTGCAGCCGAACATACTTATGGAGATGTAAGCTATAATGGGCATGCTAAAAAAGATGAAGCATATCGTAATAATATGACTAATTTTGGTATACTAATGGAAATTAAAGGCATAGATAAACCGTTTGATTGGTCAAGAGAAGCAGTAAAAAAATTACAAGTTGAGGGTAAGGGAATGTTCTTTTCCCCTAGCGCTAGAGTCCCATCTAAAACATCAGAAGGTGATTATGTTAAATGTGAGGTAGTTCCAAGTATGGATATTTTATATTATTCATTAGGGGATTATGCTTTTTATATAGAAGATTTTATTGAAGATATGAAAAAAGTTTTTCCAACATTGGGTTGTGATTGGGGAATTTATATGCCAGAGGTAAAATACCTTTCTCCAGAACCATTAGTTAATTACGAAGATTTATCATTAACCAAATACCCAAATGTTCATTTTGTAGGTGATGCCTTAAGTGCAAGAGGCATAACTGTTAGTGGGGCACATGGAATTTATACAGCAGAAAGTTTAATTAAAAACAATAAAAATGGCAAAGAAACAAAAAAATTACGAGTACAAGAGAATCAAATCTGAGGGAGCTTATCACCATTTAATTAGAGAAACTCCTGAAGATAATTGGAAACATCATAATAGTGATGGTCCTGCGATTGAATCTGTAGATGGAGATAATAAAAAAATCAAAAAACAATACTATATATTTGGGATTAGTTATACATCAGAGGAATTTAAGGAATATAAGCAAGACCAAGAAGGATTGCCTTGGTATAAACAATCAGCCCCTAAAGGAATAACATATAGAAATTAGGAAAATTAAATTATTTTTATTATATTTAAGTTAAAAAAATTATGGGAAGATCAAAGGTTTTTGGTATTAGAATAAGAAGAGAGAATGCTTTAGATTCTTTATCCAATAAAAAGGATTTTTTAGAAAATTTAAAGAAAAAAATTCCTAAAAGAATCATAAAAGAGATGGAAGTCTTAGAATACAGAATTAATAATTATACAAAGAAAAATAAATAAGTTATGAAAATAGGTTTTTGTGGAACAATGTCTGTTGGAAAAACGACATTGGTAAAAGAGTTAAAAAAATTAGGTGAATTTAAAGATCATCAATTTGTAACAGAACGTTCTCAACATTTAATGAATCAAGGAATTCCTTTAAATACTGATTCTACATTAAAGGGTCAAACAGTGTTTTTAGCAGAACGATCTTTAGAATTATTACAGGAAAATATTGTTACAGATAGAACAATTATTGATGTAATATCATTTGCCAAATGTTCTAAATCAATGGATTACATTGAAAAAGAAGAATTTATTAATTTAGCATCTTATTTAATTCCTGAATATGATTACATATTTTATGTTTCTCCTAAAGGTGTTGATATTGAAAACAATGGGGTTAGAGAAACTGATAGTGAATATAGGGATTTGATTGATTATACAATACAACATTATTTAAACTTGTATAGTCATAAAATTAATAATTTGATTAAAATTGAGGGTTCTAATGAAGAACGTATAAAAACTATTCAAGATTCACTAGTTCCCCAATATTTATAATCAAAAACCCTCTACAAATGAAACATATTAAACTAAAAGAATATATTAGGAAAGAAATCACCTCGATTTTATCCGAAACTAAATTATCAGAAGCTAGTAACCCTGATTTAGAAAGAAAAATAATAAATTTAGTTAGACGTTGTGCCAAAGAATATGGTATACCAATGTGGGATGCTTTTATGGCTATTGAAGCTAAGATGGCTGAAATGAGAGACTATTTTGGGGAGGGTAAATATTCTCTAGAAGAAAAAATCCTATCAGAAAACCAAATGACTAAAGATGAAGCTTTTAGAATTCTTAGGGACATTCATTCAAATCTCCCTAAATGGAGAGGTCCTGAAGGTAAACATTATACAGAACTAATGGGGCAAGCCTTAGATGTTTTACAAGCAGGTGAAATCTCAAAAATGATGGATAGAGAAAGAGGTTTATCAGAAGATTTTAACGACGATAATAGGGGTTTAGCTCAAATTAAATCTGAGGGAGAAACAGATGGAGCTATGTCTATAAAAAAAGAATTAAAGAGAATGCGTTTTAAAAATGTACCTGATATGGAAGCATATACAGATGGATTTGTAAAAGGTGCTTCTGATTTAGTAGATTATCTTAAAAGTAAATTGGGCCAATCAATTAGAGGAGGAGGAGATGAAGAATCACTTATGGGATTAGTTGGTTTAAATGAAACCATAGATGAAAAATCTTGGGCTAAATTAGATAGACTTAGAGATGCTGTTGGTGATGATGATTATATTATTCAAAGTTTAATGAGAGCAATGTCTACAGATGATGCTAACCTATACTTAGATGCTATGATAAGAGATCATATTGATATAGTAGGTGATGCAGAAAATTATGATAATGTATCTGAAAATGATGGAGAACCAACCAAAGCCGAATTAAAAAAGAAAGACTCTGTAGCTTCCATTTCTAATAAACTCCAAAAATTAGTTCAAGATATGAAGGATAAAGCTAAAGAATATAAATCAGCTGAAGGAGAAAAGAAGGAAAAGATTAAGGATGAACTTAAAAAAATGACTAAAGAGAAAAAATCACTTGAAAAGTCTATTTAAAAATTTACAAACTGTTATAATAATAGTATTAATTGTAGTTATAATTTTACTTAGAGCATGTGGAGGGGGAAAAGAAAAAGTAGAACCTGAAGTTGAACGTATAGTAAAAATAGAAACTAAATATGATACTATTGTTAAAAATGTTCCTACTTATATTCCTGAATATAGGACTAGAGTAATAACTAAAACCATACATGATACAGTCCAACTTTCTATTGATACGGCTTCAATTTTAGAAGATTATTTTGCAACATATGCTTATATAGATACTGTAGATGCAGATAGTATTGAATTAGTAATATTTGATACAATATCTCAAAATAAAATCTTATCAAGAAGTATAGATTATTCTTTAATTTATCCTACTACAACAATAATTAAAGAAAAAATAGTAAATAAAAGAGAATTTTATATTGGTTTTGGGTTAATGGGTAATAAATCCCAAATAAATTATTTAGGTTCTGAATTTATGCTTCGTACTAAAAAGAAACAAGCTTATGGTGTTGGTGTTGGATTAAATAATGAATTCCAACCTGTTATTGGTTTTAAGATGTATTGGAAAATAAAAGATCTCAAAAAACCAAAACTATCAATACCAATTGATGTTACACCAACAATTGAATGAGTAACATAAAAAAAATAATAAAACAAGAATATATAAAATGTGCAACTGACTCTGTTCATTTTATGAAAAAATACTGCTTCATCCAACATCCACAAAGAGGTAGAATTCAATTTAATCTATATCCCTTCCAAGAAAAAGTATTAAAACTATATCAAGACAACCCCTACACTTTAATATTAAAATCCAGACAATTAGGAATGTCTACCCTGTGTGCAAGTTATGCTTTATGGTTAATGTTATTCCAAAAAGATAGAAATATACTTTGTATTGCTACAAAACAAGAGACAGCCAAAAACATGGTTACAAAGGTAAAATTTATGTTTAATAACCTACCATCATGGCTTAAAATAGACTCAGACGAAAATAATAAACTTACCTTAAAACTATCAAATGGTTCCCAAATAAAAGCTACTTCAGCTGCCTCAGATGCTGGCAGATCAGAATCTGTATCATTGTTAATAATTGATGAAGCTGCCTTTATTGATAATATTGGGAAAATATGGGCCTCAGCACAGCAAACATTAGCTACAGGGGGAGGTTGTATAGCACTAAGTACACCTTATGGTACTGGAAATTGGTTTCATCAAACTTGGGTTAGAGCAGAAAATAAAGAAAACGATTTTTTACCCATTAAACTTCCTTGGTTTGTCCATCCTGAAAGAAATCAAGAATGGAGAGATAGACAAGATGAGTTATTAGGCGATCCTAGATTAGCAGCACAAGAATGTGATTGTGACTTTAGCACATCAGGTGATACTGTATTTTACCCTGAATATATTGATTTTTATGAAAAAACCTATATTAAGGATCCATTAGAACGTAGAGGAGCTGATCGTAATTTATGGATATGGGAACCTTGTGATTATTCAAGAACATATATAATAGCAGCAGATGTTGCTAGAGGAGATGGAAAAGATTTTTCTGCTTTTCATATCATTGATATTGAAAACAATGTTCAAGTTGGTGAATATAAAGGACAATTGGGAACAAAAGAATTTGGACATTTATTAGTAGGTATAGCAACAGAATATAACAATGCTTTACTTGTAGTAGAAAATGCAAATATAGGATGGGCAACATTACAAACAATAATAGATAGAGGGTATAACAATCTTTACTATTCACCTAAGGGTGGAGAAGTAAGCGTTGATTCATATTTTGATCAATACATGGATACTTCTAAAATGGTAGCTGGGTTTACAACAACATCTAAGGTCAGACCTATGATAATAGGTAAATTTCAAGAATATCTTTCTGACAAAGGAGTTACATTTCAATCCAAACGTTTAATTGAGGAAATGAAAGTATTCATTTGGAAAAATGGTAGAGCAGAAGCACAACCCGGATATAATGATGATTTAGTTATGAGTTTTGGAATAGCAATGTATATGAGAGACACAGCATTTAAATTTAAACAACATGGTGTTGACTTAACCAAAAGTATGTTAGATAGTATTGCTACTAATCGTACTTCTTTTGATGGAGTTTATGTCCCTGGCTCTAACACACCAATTGGAGAAGGGAACAATCCCTTTCAAATAGACAACCCATATTCTGATGGAAAAGAAGATATAAAGTGGCTTCTTTAGATATTTATAACAATATAAGGATATAACAATGGCAAATACAAGATTATTTTCAAGATTAAAGAGATTATTCTCAACAGATGTAATAATCCGTAACCAAGGAGGTGACCAATTAAAGATTATGGATACTAACCATATCCAACAATCAGGTAAATATGAAACAAATTCACTAGTTGATAGATTTAATAGAGTTTATACTACTTCCCCAACATCCCTATATGGGTATCAAAATAATTTCAATTACCAAACCCTAAGACCACAACTATACTCCGAATATGACTCAATGGATACTGATGCTATCATTGCTTCAGCTTTAGATATAATAGCAGATGAAAGTACTCTAAAAAGTGATATGGGGGAAGTACTTTCAATTAGAAGTTCTGATGAAAACATCCAAAAAATACTATATAATTTGTTTTATGACGTCCTAAATGTAGAATTTAATTTATGGCCTTGGATTCGTAATATGTGTAAGTATGGTGATTTCTTTCTAAAATTAGAAATATCTGAAAAATTTGGTGTTTATAATGTTATACCTTATAATGCATATCACATTGAAAGGTTAGAGGGACAAGACCCCGAAAACCCAACAACAATCCAATATGGGTTTGATCCCGAAGGAATATCTGCTGGGGGTTATGGGTTTTATAATGTTCCAAACACCGATAGTGTAAGTGATCGTACAATAATATTTGATAATTATGAAGTAGCTCATTTTAGATTACTTACCGATACCAATTTTCTACCCTATGGAAGATCTTATATAGAACCTGCTCGTAAATTATTTAAACAATACACATTAATGGAGGATGCTATGCTTATTCATAGAATAGTAAGGGCACCTGAAAAACGAGTTTTTTATATTAATGTTGGAAATATTGCTCCTGCTGAAGTAGAAAATTTCATGCAGAAGACAATTTCAAAAATGAAACGTACTCCATACATTGACCAAAATACAGGTGAATATAATCTAAAATATAACATGCAAAACATGTTAGAAGATTTTTATATTCCTATTCGAGGTAATGATGCTGCAACAAAAATAGATACTGCACCGGGGCTACAATACGATGGTATTGCTGACGTAGAATATTTAAGGGACAAACTATTTGCTGCTCTTAAAGTACCTAAAGCATTTTTAGGTTATGATGAAAACATAGATGGAAAAGCTACATTAGCTGCTGAAGATATTAGATTTGCTAGAACGATAGAACGATTGCAAAGAATAATTGTTTCCGAATTAAATAAAATTGCATTGGTACATTTGTATGCCCAAGGTTACAAAGAAGAAAACTTAACTAATTTTGAGTTATCAATGACTACCCCTTCTATTATCTATGATCAAGAAAGAATAGCATTGATGACTGAAAAAATGACTTTAGCTCAATCTATGATAGATAGTAAATTAATGCCTTCAGATTGGATCTATGAAAATATCTTCCATTTCAGTGAAGACCAATATGATGAATACAGGGATTTAGTTAAAGAAGATACTAAACGAGCATTTAGATTATCACAAATAGAAGCTGAAGGTAATGATCCTACATCCACAGGAAAATCATATGGTACCCCTCATGATTTAGCTTCATTGTATGGAATGGGAAGAATGCAATCAGACCCATCTAATGTTCCTCCTGGATATGATGAAAAAGAACCTTTAGGAAGACCTAAAGAAAAATCCACTAATAGAGATACTCAAGATAACAATTTTGGTAAAGATAGATTAGGTGTTAAGGGTATGAAAAAAGATTATAACGATAATAAAAAAATCAAACATGACTTTAAAGGGGGTTCTCCTCTGGCGTTAGAAACTAAAAACATGCTAAAAAAAGTCCCCAGACCCCCTAAAACTGGGAAACAATTAGTGTTTGAACAAGATAAATCCCAAGAAAAACTTCTAGACGATTCCCAGTTACGCGATTAAATAATTTTTATATATTTATAAATAAACCCAAATTGTAAGGAATGAGTATAAAACATTCAAAGTTCAAGAACACCGGTATTCTTTTTGAACTACTAGTAAGACAGATTACTGCTGATACCCTTGATGGAAAAGATTCACCAGCAAGAAAAATTCTAAAAGATTATTTTGTTAAAACTGAACTTGGAAGAGAGTATAAGTTGTATGAAACCCTATCTAAGAAAACAAATCTTACAGAAACAAAGGCTAATGTTATACTGGATACATTATTAGAATCTTCAATAAACCTCAATAGGGGAGTATTAAGAAGGCAAAAATATAATTTAATTAATGAGATTAAAAACCATTATGATATAACAAAGTTTTTTAGACATAAACTTCCTTATTATAAAGTTCAAGCATCCTTTTATAGATTAATAGAATCAACTTCTTCTAATAAAGATGTTAACCCAACTCATACTATTGACCATAAATTAACAATATTAGAATACCTAATAACCCCAAATAAGGATAAAAAACAAGACCCAACTTTAATAAATGAGTATTCTGGGTATGATAAAGACCTACGTATTTTAACTTATAAAGTATTGTTAGAAAAGTTTAATGGTAAGTATAGTAATTTAAATAAGGGGCAAAAAACAATACTAAAAGAATTAATTAATTCAATTGATAATTCTCCACGATTAAAAGAATTCTATAATTCTCAAGTAAAAGAAATACAAACTGAACTTTCTGCTTTAAATAAAGGGGTTAAAGATGAAACTACTAAAATCAAAGTTAATGAAGTTAAAAATATTATATATGAATTGGATAAGTCTTCTAGGGTAAAAGATGATGATTTAATCAACTTATTACAATATTATGATTTAATTGAAGAATTAAAAGTAGCTAATGTATAGGTATAAATTAAAAGAAGATTCATATACACCCAAAGGGTTTGAAATAGGTGATGTCGAAATCACAAAGGGTAGAAAATCAACAGTAACGGATGTTGATCCTGACACAGGGACTGTTACTTGGGAAGTAGAAAATATAGCTGCATTTGAATCCATATACAAAACTTTTGATAAACTTAGAGGACTTTTAAAAACTTTAGAAAAAGAAGGTGAAGCCAAAGATGATACAACTATTGATGATATATCATCTAAAACAAATGATTTATTTAATAATTTCAGAACCCACGTAAGAAAAAAATATCCTGAAGCCTATAAAAGATTATTAAGATTAAAGGAAGATATAGTAGATGAAGAAGAGGGTATAGGATATATGACACCAAAAGCTTTTGATAAAAATAAGAAGTCTACAGGAGCTAACGATATTTATTATTATAAATTAGGATATAAACCGGTCCCAAAAAAAATTAAAGGAGCAGGTACTATAGTAAAACAATTGTGGGAAAAAGAATCATTAAATGAATTTAGTGATTTTCAACAAAAACGAATTAATTCTTTTGATGAGATAGAGGAAAGTTTAAATAAAGTCTCCCCATTAATATCAAATGCTAAATCAGAAACCACAAAACACTATAATGAAAACCCAGGATCATATGATATAGTATATTCTACTGATATGATTGAAGATTAT